GTCGAGAAGAATGAAGGTGGTGAGGATGATTAGTGTTTACAGCAATAAAGAAATTTCTAGAAAGGATTAAGAACAGAATGTTTGCAACAAAAGATATAAATAAATTTTTCGATATCGATATTGCAATGTCGAATGACATGGTCAATTCAATTGATTTATGGAATAAGATTTTAGAAAACAAGCAGCCTTGGCTAAGTGAAGAAAAAGGTGTCAAATCATTAGCATTGGCACAAGGAATCTGTGAGGAACTTTCTAAAACTTCAACAAGAGAATTGATATCAAAAGTCATATCAAATGATTTTGTCAATCAGGAATATCAAGAATTCATCAAAGATATGAATGAAAATCTTCAATGGGCTTTAGGCGAAGGCGGTGTTGTTTTTAAGCCATATGTAAGTGACAATCAAATATTTGTTGATGTTGTACATGCTGATAAGTTTTTTCCTGTTACGTTTAATGGAAGAAAGAAAATCACCGCAGGTATCTTTGTAGAACAGATTTTTAAAGGCAAAAACGTGTATACTCGATTAGAATATCAAAAATATGAAAATGGAGTAAATATGTTTGAAAACTATGCATTTATGAAAAAAGATTATTCTCAAGGAAATTACAATTTCTATACGGATTTTGGCAATCAAATTCCATTGGAAACCGTTCCCGAGTGGAAAGACTTGGAAGAACATTTTGAAATTGGCAATGTTGACAGGCCATTTTTTTCTTACCTCAAAACACCGGTCATCAATACGATTGATAAGATGTCTCCTCTTGGGGTTCCATGTTATGTCAAGGCAATCAATCTGATTAAAGATGCAGAGGAACAATACAGCAGATATATTTGGGAATTTATCGCTGGTGAAATGGCTGTTGAGGCTTCTGGTGACGCATTTGAAATTGATTCACACACCCATGAGCCAAAACTTCCTGAAGGAAAGAAGAGATTGTACAGAACATATGATATTGATAATTCTTCAGGACAAACAACTAACATCAATGATTTAATCAAAGTACACGCACCACAATTAAGAGATGCCAATTATGCTGCAGGATTCAATGATATTCTAAAGAGAATTGAGTTCGAATGTGGTTTATCGTACGGGGATTTAAGCGACCCACAGCAAGTCGATAAAACCGCAGAAGAAATCAAGTCATCTAAACAAAGAAAATATGATACTGTTTCAGCAATTCAAGACAATTTGAATACTGTACTTGAAGATGTAGCGTATGCAATGAATGTTTATGCTATTGGAATGGGTAAATCCAATTCCATGGAATGTGTTGTTGAAACTGACTGGGGAGACAGTATTTTGACTGATACTGAAAAACAAAGAAATATCGACCTTCAAGAAGTCAACGCTGGTTTGATGCCTGAATGGAAGTACAAGGTCAAATGGCAAGGTATGAGTGAAGAAGAAGCAAAAAGAGAAGTTGCTGAAAATTCTGATGAAGGCATTGAATATGATGATGAATATGACGATGCAGAAGAGGATGTAAATGTTAACTGATAAATTTTTAGAAGAGTCGGGTGATGATGTCTCAAATGACTTCAGCACATTAGAAACTCTTCTTTTAATTTGGATGGGTTTACGTTTAAGAAACCTTGCATCTTTAGAAGATATCGAAGAAGAGTATCCAAAATGGAAAAATAAAGCCTGTAGAGAGTTTTTTGAATATTCGGGTACTGAATTTCAAAAGGTCAAGAAATCGTCTCAAAACAAAGTAAAATCGGCTATCAAAAACGGAATAGCAATGACGGTCAGCAATATTTTTTCGAGATTGAAAGATACTGATGCTCAAACTTCTAAAAAAGACATGTTGAACAGGTCAAACAAGAATTTGAACAAAGGTATCAAGGATACTCAAGGTGAAATCAAAAACCTTTGCAACATTTCAAGAAAGTGCACCAACAGGCAGTTTATAAAGGCATGTGATGAAGCATATTCAAAAATCGTTGCAGGAAACAATGCTGACAAGGCCATTGAATCCTCAATCAGAAAGCTTTCTCAAAGAGGTATTGAAGTAGTTGGTTATACTGATCATACAACTTCAATGGATACTGCAGTTAAAAGAGCAGTTACAAGTGGTGTCAATCAAACGTCTTTGAAGTTTAAAATGGATAACTGCAAAGAATTGGGCATCAACATTGTAAAGACTTCAAGTCATGGAGGTGCTCGACCATCCCATCAGGAGTGGCAAGGTAAATTATTTTATCTTCATACTCCTGTAAAAGGTCTACAAAATTTTAAAAAAGCAACGGGATACGGCCGTGTTGATGGCCTAGGTGGAGCAAACTGTAGGCATTCTTTTTATGAGGTTACTGATTATGAGTATAAGAACAATCTAGTCGATACCGAAGAATTTGACAAGAACAGGAATGATGATCAATACGAGCTGGAACAAAAGCAAAGATATTATGAGCGTCAGATTCGTTCTTGGAAGAAAAGGAAGAATATTCTTGATGAATGCGGTGTAGATTCCACCAAAGAAGCTAAAAAGATTAGAGAATGGCAAGATAAGCGTTCTCAATTCATTAAAGAAAGCAACATTCAATTCAAGAAAGAACATGGTATTGATAATGTTCTTAAAAAGGCTTATCCAAGAGAGAAAGCTATCAATAAAAATACCAGTCAAATGTATCGACCTATTATTCATAGCAAAGATGAAACTCAATTCCGCTATTCAAGAGATATAGATTTGAAGGCAAAAAGAGTAACAAGCTATGGTGACGAGGTTTATATTTCAAACAGGGCAACTGTTAAACCAAGAGCATTACATAAGATAGTCAACAACAATAATAAAGCTAGAGAATTATATGGAATTACAAGGAAACCAAAAATTATTATATTTGACCCGTTGGAATATGATAGAGCCTACGGTAAATACGATGCAGTTCACAATGTAGTTTATTATAGTTCACATGCATATAAAAAATCTGTCATTGAAGAAACTGAAGTTTTCTTACATGAAATGTGTCATATGAAACAGGCACAAAATTATATAGAAAAGTTTGGTGAAATTACTGCTGAAAACTATACTGACTATATTGATTTTGTGTGTGCACAGGCAAAGAAATTCATTGATAAAAAAGGTATAAAAGAATATAATGTAATTGAGATTAGTGAATATGCAAGAGCTAACTATTTATCTGGTCGATTTGACGAAGTAGAAGCAGAGTACATGGCACTTGTAAAAAACAAGAAAGGGATGAAATAGAATGTCAGCGTATATAAAGTACCCAGAAGAAATTCAAAAATGCATAGATATTTATGATCCTTATGGTTCTCAAATTGCCAATGGTGAGCTAGATAAGCTTCCACAAGAAGTGATTGATGCATATAACAAAGCAAAAAAATGGTTTTGGGAACAAAAACAGTAAATAATAAGTCAACGAAAGTTGGCTTTTTCTTTTGCTCAAAATCAGGAGATATGATATGAAAACTGTAATCAAAGTATTATTCGTTTTTTTAATCGCTTTAAAGCTTATTGATCTATTCATTTGTGGGTTATGGAAAATTCTTATCCCACTTTTTATTTTCGGTTTAATTATGATAATTGCTTTTATTTTAGAAATTTTTTAGTAAAAAAGGAGAAAAAAATGAGTTCAGGTGAATTTATTGAAATTTGTAAAGAAGAAGTTAGAAAGCACAATGAGCAACACATGGATAAAAAAGAAGATTTTGTAGTTTTTGTTGTATGGCAATGTAAGACATTACAAAACCATAAGGCTATTTTAAGTGCATCAAATAAAGGAGCTATGTTGTATGAATGTACGTACAACGGAGACAAGAAAGAGCTCTATATTAATGCTTATAAGAAAATTGAAAATAAATGTATTAAATGTTAGAAGGAGAATAATTATGGAATTTAAAAAAGCATTTGATTTAATGAAACAAGGAATGAAAATGAAATTACCTTCATGGGGTGGTTATTGGTATTGGGACAACGAAAAAGAAACAATCATTATGCATACCAAAGAAGGAAAAGAAATGGATATTAGAGAAACCGAAAGAGTTATTTATACGTTATCTAATATTCTTGATGATGGATGGATTCTTGCTGATGAAGAAAACTGCCCAGAATTAGGTGGAGAAGCTACTTTTGGTTTTGATGAAGCTATCAAATATCTAAAGCGTGGAATGAAACTTGCTAGAAAAGGTTGGAACGGTAAAGGAATCTTTATTCATTTATGTGAAACAGATGCAACAACAAATCCTTTTGTTTGTATAGATTCATCTAATTTACAAACTGATAATCTAGATGCAAAGAAAAATATTGTACCTTGGGCACCATCACAAACAGATATGTTAGCGGATGACTGGGTATTTTTTGAATAGGAGGGTGCATAAATGAAATTATTCATTAGCCAACCAATGGCAGGAAAAACAGATAAAGAAATCCTAGATGAAAGAGAAAGGATTTTACACAATGTAAAAGAATTATTTCCTGATAAAGAAATTGAAGTGATTGATTCGTTCTTTGATGGTGAACCAAAAACGCCTCTTTGGTATATAGGAGAATCCATCAAGCTATTAGGACAAGCTGATTTTGTTTATTTTTGTAATGATTGGGAGAAATACAGAGGATGCTGTATCGAACATGAATGTTGTGTTAGATACTCAATTAAACATGTAGAGGAGCAGGGGGAAGAATAGAATGAATACGGTATATGCATTTAAGAGCGGTGTACATATTAATTCTTCGACAATTAAAAAAATTACAAAAGCTTATTTTGAAATAGTAAAAAAAGAGCTTCCAGAAGAAGCACTTAATTTTGAAGTCAATGATTTTATTCTTGAAGAAATCAAAGCACAAATTAAAAGCAAAAAGATTTGCTTATAAGTGCTTGGAATAAAGAAATCTTGACTCCTTAATTTTGAGGAGTCCAATATTTGTTGATAATTACGAATCTTTTTCAATAAGTTTTTATGTTTGATTTCAATTATGGTTAGCGCTATTGAAATAATATAAAAAGATATGAAATGATATAAAAAATAAAAAAGCTCCTACTCATTTGAGAGGAAGCTAAAGTGCATATCATCTATTACAAAATTATCATATTTTAAAGTATCAGTAGTATATTTATCAATTAATGATTTAACAACAATTTCGTAAGTATCTGCATCAATTGTTTTATCGTCATAAATAGCTTTTACTTTTGACCATTTTGTTAAAAATTCATTTAATATAGGATTTTTGACTATTAAAGACATATCGTATTCATCTTG